TTAATAACTCCTTTTGTCTTATACCATTATTATAGCAATCCAATCTGAGACTAACTCAAGATGTCAGCAATCTTACATGATACTCATGATAAAGCTGTACTATTCAGTCTATCACTGGGTTGTCCATTGTTAATTGTTTATACTTTGCGTGATTGTGAATAAGTATTATCTGCAATCGCTACAGATAGCAACACAAATACTGGAAAGATACGATCAGTTTGCATTAATAATACAGAAAAATACTGATTATATTGTATTATAAATACCGGCATGGGGGATCTGAGTCCCGGCTGTAACGCTAATAGGCTTCTAAAATTTGTGTTATTTTTCTAGGCGGTCCATTTGCCGGTGATAATCAGCTATTGCACGGTCTACTGTCGTACTAATCTTAATAGGTAGGTATTTCCGTTCCCAATAGACTAAAAATCCCAGTATTAGGAAGTTTACGTAAGGTATTGGAGTTTTTAACGCTTTATATAGCTTTCTAAACTCTCCTGTGTGTAAATGTTGTATCATTTCTTAGGATATAGCTTGTTTATGCGGTTTTGCTGCTCTTCTTCAGCTTGTTTAACGTAATCTATTAACGGCCATCTGTTTATCTTCAGTGCAGCACGTATTTTACGTATATCTGCAATGTATTTCATGTTTATGTGTGAGTTGTGAGGTGTATTAAGAGTTATCTACTCATAAGATAACAAGTAATAGGTAGGAGGAGATGTGAGTCTCCTCCATAGGGGCGAGTCCACCCTTCTCGTTCCCTATATACGTGAGGGATCGACTTTATGTCCATGTTGGGACTGGACTATCGCCATCTAAACCGTTTGCTAGGTCTCTTTGTTCCTTATTCATACCTAATACAAGATGATTTGCAGACCTCTGAGGACTTGTAAGGAAGTCTTCCAATACACTATTCCATTCTTCTCTTTTTCTTTGTTTTATCGCATCATGAGCATTAATCGACATCGCATCAGTAAAATACTTTACACCTTGTGCAAGTGTATCCAACCTATCGTCGTGCTTAACTGCACCTTTCTCACGACACATCCGACTCATCTGGTAAAAGAGCATATAGAGGAGGCGACTTTCAGGTGCACTG